CTATTTGAGTAGCTCACCAAGTTTTGGCCGCAATCCCCGGTAATTATTGGGCAATCCTCCGAGAACAGCGTTCCCACCCAACGGATCCAGCAACGCACTCAGCTCAGCGCAGGTGTGGACTTCGCGTCCATCGGACAGTGAGAAGACGGCGCGCCCCTGGCCTAAGGTTGCATAATCAACCCCCACATGAAATCCGAAGCGCAGCATCAATAATAACCTGGACGCGTCGGGTACCGATCGACTTTCCAAGACCTGGCACATAAACTGACGGCTTGCCAGAATGTCAATGAGGGCTCGGGCCGCAAAGTGGCCCGAAACTACTGCCCCCGCCAGGAGACGTGTGAGGTCACCGAAGATTTCTGGCGGCGCGCCCAGTTTCAACACACGGTAGGCTGCCCAACGGCTTTCGGGATCCGTTTCAGACTCGACCATCAGTAACAAACGCAGTGCGGTCTGCCGGTTCAGTTCGCTATGTGCATCGAGCGTCGGCGGTACGCGGTTCAAGAGGAATGCCGCCGCGTGCCGCTCGTGCGCATGGCCGGCTGTTGCAGACCCAATCAGTTGCTCAATCAATCGAACGTCTGTCAGGTTATCTTGTCCTTGCGTTGCCGCATTGGTCGACGGACTCAATGGAATGTCACGAGCCTCCAATTGCTCGAACCGGCCGATGACATACCCGCGCGACATCTGCGCACTCGACTCCGCGAGTGTTTCAGGTATGGCCTCGTCGCCCATGGTCAGCAAAAAGAATCGCGCTACAGGCTCCCGCATCGTGCGCAAGATCCGCACAAGCCACTTTCGCTGGGCTTCAGCCGCGGTCGAGACGAGATCGCGCAGGGCAATAATGCCGTCGGAACATGCCAATTTACACAGCGCCCTAATGGCTTCGGCGCAAATTTCCTCGGCATTATCCGTACTTCTAGCCGCGCTCGCCAGCGCCACTGCAGCATCCCTGCTGGCGAACCACCGCAGTTGCCGTATCAAGACAAGTCGTTCGGCCGGATACAAGTCCGTGTGGTCAGCCAGGCACTCCCGACAATAGGCAAGCGCTTGTTGCGAGCCGAGAGCGGCCAATGCGCGGCCGATCAATAGTTGTTCATTGACAAATGGACAGGCTCGCAATGTGGCGAACAGTTTCTGCTCCAGTACGCTCCGGGTGGTTTGTGCCCAGTGGGTTTGAGCATTGCCCGTGGCGAACTGTGCAAGCAGTTCGGCCAGAAAAAGCATCCACTCCAGATGAGTATGTTCGCGCGGATTGCGGTAGTTGCCGATGACTTCCTGCAGCGCGGCCGCTCGCCCGTGCGTTTGCGCCGAAACCCATGCCGCGAACCTCAAAACCGCGCGGTTCTCGAGAGAGGTAAGCTCCAAAGCAAACTCGGGCTGGCGCACAATCGCTTCTGCCGCGAGTATTCGCTGCAGCCAAGGATTGGCAAACGCGACGGTATGCATCTCCGTTTCGTGGATGATGCCACTGCGTTGTGCGAAGTTTAGCCGCTGGATCAGAGGAACGGCCGAATAAGACAATGGTTGGGACGAAAGGGCAGGGGGCTCAAGCAAACTAGAAGGGATATGCCACAGAGTGTCGTCCTTCCGGCGTTTCATAGAGGGCGGCGCGCCCCAGAGCATCCACAACGCCAGCTGCGCCAGCCATTCGCGGACCGCCGACCTCATGGATGACGATGCGCCTCCCGGCACGCGAACGTTGGCCAGAGAGCGATCGATTACGTGCCACAATACCTCCGCCGCCGGCACCGCCTGGCGGCGGTCGCGCGTCAATGCGAGCGCAATGGCCAGGACCAGAGGCTTACTCCCATTCAGTTCGGCGATCGCGTCTTGTGTCAGCAGGTCAAGGATGATGACCGCCTGCGCTTCACTGAATTTACCCTGGGTGACCTTCAGCAGTGTGTACAGCCACCCCGCAATTTCTTCGTTGCTAGGATCCAGCAGCGCCAAATGGACATCGTGTGGGGGATGACTTATAGCAGGGCAGGGGGTGTGACAGAAATAGACGTACCGCTCAAAACTCGACAATTCCTCTTTGAGGCCGGCCGAATCGGTTTCCATCTCGTCCCAGCCATCCAGAATAAGATTCAAACTATTGTGCGAAGTTGCTTTGTGAAGCAATTGCTCGAGTAGCGGCGCTTCCTCCGGCTGGGATTTACCCCAAAGATCGTGGACAAACGTGTGGAGCAAACCGTTTGTGGCCACAGCAGCACCATGGCTTGCAAGCGAGAGCATGATGGTCAGGTGTGTGTCGTCGCTCGTGAGCTCCCGGGCCATTTGGGCAGCCAGAGTAGACAACCCGCCGCCCAGGGGCGCGCTGACAAGCACGTGCGCATATCGCTGCACGACTGCATCTGCACGCACGGGCCCGCGTTCCTCAGACGTCAGCAGCACACCCAGCCGTGGGATCGAGGCCTCAATGGGCAGGCGACCAAATACGGTATCAAACGATGAGCACTGCTCGCGCGTCGCCTCCAACACGCGATGCCATAGGTCAGCCTCCTCTGGCGATAAAGTGAGTGAACCGATCTTAATGCTCGCGTTCGATTTCGCGATCGGGGAGTCCGACGCGGCCGCTCGGCCATTCCCGAAGATTTCCGTAGTGCATGTATCGTGCAGCCGGCTGAGCGCGCGCCGGACCGAGCGCTCAAATGTGTCTCGCGATACGGGTCCGTGAAGTTCCGTGATCAATTCCTCCGGGTGAACCGCAGCTAGCTCTGGCACTTTTTCGGCGACCCTGCTGAGTAATTGTTCGGCCATAGGTCGCGCACCGTAAAGGGAGCTGCCATGGCTTTCATCCCGCAGCCGTTTTTCCAGCGTGGCCGCGCTGTAGTATTCGCCGAGAAAGGCCTGGGCGTAGAGACGACAGGCATCGATCAAGCGCTCAGTCGGAGAGGAGCCAACAACGGCCCGGCGAATCAGGGTGAGGCATCGTTCTTCCAGGAAAGTGAAAAATGCCCGCTCGCGGGTCCATTCGTCAGCTTCTGACTTGGCCGCCAACCTTGTACCCGCACAGCATAACTGGAAGAACGGATTCTTGCGCAATCCTTCCCAATTGCCGTCGGCAGCGTCCTTGACCGCGGCACGGAAGTGCTTGAATGTGTGGTTGCTCACGGATGCTCCGCAAAGCATAGCCATCGGCACCTGCGGCAAAACTGCGGAATTCTTGCGCCGTGCGTGCGGCAAATTCGTTGTGCCTTGCTGCGCGGTATGGTAGGGTATGGCCGGGAATTGCACTCGCTCATGGCGGCAGTATAGCACGAAGATATTCGGACTTGTAGCCCCCCCCCCATGCTATTTCGCTAAGCCACGCGGGAGATTCTTGAGATTCGGACGGCGGGGTAATCGACCGCGCGGTGGTCCTTCCGGCCCCAGCTGTGCTCAGTTCATTGCGGCGCTGCAAATGTAAGCTACAGCCCAGAGCGCTTTAGCGCGCGCTGCTGGATACAAAATACGGGGCATCGGTGGTTGGGGAAGAGCCGTAGGGGCTGGTTGATGAAGAGCATGACGACCACTACTTCGAGTTCGATGCATATCGAGGTGAGGCGAGACCGAATAGCTTTGAACTGGATGATTCTAACGAATAGGACGGTTCGAACATTTGGATAGCACGGATGTTCGCTCTATAATAAAGCACGCACGCGGCGGGCGGCCATTAAAGGTGATCGCGCAGCCGGCCAAACATGCGCGCACCAGCGACGAAGCGCTGATCGACTTCTTCACCACCGTCTTACTGAAAGCCGTCGAGCGCGGCGCGTTCACGCTGGAATCCAGTTACGGGAGCGGTCCGGATGAGCAATAGCCCCTTCAAAGCAGGCTCGCGCGTAGTCACGTATCTTCGCCACTCGCCCGGCGACCAGCAGTCCATCGATTCGCAAGAGCACGCCGTGCGCCAGTGGTGCGCGCAAGAAGGATTGGCGTTGCACCGGCTGTACAAAGACGAGGCGCGCTCGGGAACGACGCTCGTGGGCCGCGATTCGTTCCTGCAAATGATGACCGATCTGCAAGGCAAGGACGGGACCTCGGGCGTTGTCCTGTGGTCCCTTTCTCGTTTCGGGCGCGACTACGACGAGGCCGACTATCATATGGCGCTCTTGCGCAAGCGCGGCTACGATATTTACTCGATGACCGACGACGTGCCAACGGGCCGCTTCGGGCGCGTCATGGAAGCGGTGCATCTGTGGAAGGCCGAGGAAGACAGCGTGCGCATCGGTAAGGACGCCCAGCGCGGATTGCGCTGGCTCGCCGAGCAGGGTTTCGCAGCGGGAGGCTTCCCACCGCACGGCTACAAAAAGAGCGAGCCGGTCGAAGTGGGCAAACGCAAGAATGGCACGACACGCCTGGCCTACCGCTGGGAAATAGACTCCGAGCAGGAAATTTTCGTACGGCAGGCGTGGCGCATGAAGCTGGAAGGCCATAACAATTGGGACATTCATCATGCGACCAAACTGTTCAAATCCCTTAATTGCTGGACGCATTTCTTTGATAATGAAACCTACACCGGCACGCGGCTGTGCGGCGACCTGAAGGTGCCCGGCGCGCATCCTGCTTATGTCTCACGCGCCGACTTCGATCGCGTGCGGGCGGTAAAGAAGCCGGCGCGCATTCGGGGCGGCGAATGGTCAGAGACCCAGCACCCTATGCGTCAAAAGTCAGACAGCCCGTACTACCTCTCCGGTCTCCTGCGCTGTGGCTACTGCGGCGCGGCGATGGTTGGCAGTAACGGTCCCGACCAGACGTATTACTATCGCTGCGGCAACCGGCAGCGCCAAGGTCAGGAAGTATGCGTGCAAAAGTCTATCGTCGCCCACCACCTGCACTCCGTCCTGTTCGACTGGATTGCTCACGAGATTTACTGTTTCGAGAATCTGGTGAAGTGGCGCGACGAGCTGGATGAGTCTCTCTCACGCTACAAGGGGGACTTCGTAACCGAGCGCCTTGCGCTCATGCGGAAGCAGGGCACGCTGCGCAAAAAGATCGCCAATCTGCTGAACCTTTATGAGAATAATCCCTCTCAGGACGCGTCAGACCGGCTGACGCTGCGCCGACAGGAGATGGCGTCGCTGCAAGCGGACATCGAGCGCGTGCGAGGACTGATTCAGGTAAAGCCGACGCCCCTGAGCGACCTGGAGTTGCGGGCCGCGTCAGAGGCGTTTGCTGAGTTGCTGGCGGGGAGCGAGCGTCCCCTCATCCGTCAGGGAGTTAAGACAGTCATCGCGGGAGCCGAACTGTACTCTGACCGCATGATTGTGCAGTATTTTCCGCCAATCTGTGTTAGCAAGTCAATGCCCCCACGGGAAGGTGGGGACTTAATTGGCGCTACGCAGGCTTCACACTCGGGACCGCGGCGAGCCGGCTGCAGTCCTGGAATATTGCGCGCACCCAATCTCTGACCACCATTTTACTGATTTGCCCCGTTAAGTCAACCTCGATGCGCTCGAAGAGATCAGCGATCGCGCGCCGCTGTTCCTTCGGCGTGCCATGCGCCAGGATATCGGCGAGGCTGTCAAGCTCCTGAAACACCGCGTCGAGGCTCAGTGGTCGCGGATCCAGCTTGCCCCGCAACTCGTCGAGCGCCGCCGACGTCGCCCGCTTCTGCTGATCATACTGCGCCCGGTCGATATCGCCCTCGATGTAGAGCTGCTTCATGCGTTCCCGCTTGGCTTCCAGGTTGCGCATGGCTGCGACCGCGTCGGCGTGCTCCGGCGCCGCATGCAGCCGATCCTCGACGCGCCGGCGCAGATCCTCGCGCGCCTCGGGCGACAGTCTCAGCGTGGCCAAGCTGTCCAGCACTTGGCGCTCGATCGCCACGGCGTCGGGTCGGCGGGCGCGCCGCATGCACACCCGCCCGCGATGCACGTAGATCGGCCGGCCGTACTTCAGCAAACCCCGCATCGGTTCCCCGCACGCCGCACAGACAAGCACCGGCACGAGAATGTAGTCACGCCGTTCCTGGCTGCCGTGCGGTTTCATCATGGCACGCCGGGCCCGGACCACCCGCTCAGCGAGCTCGCGGCTGATGAATGGCGCGTGCTGTCCCTTGCCGGCGCCCACACGCTCGGCGAGTGCTACGATCATGTCGCCGCGTTCGTCCAGGTCGAATGGCAGCGTCATCGCCTTGCCGTGTCCGCGCACAATGAAGCCGGCGTATGTCAGCACGTTTGAGATGATCGAGCGCACTGAGTAGCGGTCGAACGGCGCCGGCTGATGCGCACGATCGCGGAAGCGCAGCCCCTGGGCATTGAGAAAGAATGGTAGGTTATAGATCGAATACTTGCCGGTCGCGTAGGCTTCAAGGACGATCCGGCATGCCGGCCAGTCGTCGGACTCGACCAGGATGCCGGCCTCGTCGCGCTTCGTGCCATACGGCGCATTGCCGACGTGCTTGCCTTGCTCGCGCTTAAAGCCAATGGCGACGGTCGCACGCTCGCTCGTTATTTCTCTCTCCCAGGCGGCGAAGATCAACGAGATCCCCAGCATGGCGCGCCCGTTGGCCGTGGTCGTGTCGATCTGCTGCTTCAGCGAGATGAACTGGACGCCGCGCTTGTTGCACTCGTCGAGGAAGTTGTAGAAGTCGCGCGGCGATCGCGATGCGCGCGCCAGGTCGGCGACGATCACCGCGGCCACGTCGGGCCGGCCCAGCTGCGCCTTCAGCCGGCGCCACTCCGGACGATGCTTCTCGCTGCCGCCGCTGCGGTGGCCTTCGGCGTCGACAAACGTCTCGGCAAGCCAGCCGTGCACCTTGGCAGCCTCGGCGCACATCGTCACCTGGCGCTCGGGCGAGATTTCGTCGCGCTTAGTTTTGACGACGCTCTTGCGCGCGTAGATCAACGCGACGCGGCGCGAGCTGGTCGGGCCCAGAGGGCTTGTGCGGTTCACGTGGCCTGTCAGTTATAAGGCGGCTGCTGATGATCTCGGCCAGCACCTCGAGCAGATCATCCTTTGCCGCGTCCAGAATTTCAGTGCTCATTCAATCCTATCGTTTCCGCGCATCATATCCCGAACCGGGCGCCGGCGTTACAAAATCCTTCCAACTTCCTTCCAGAATCACTCCAACGCGATCGTCGCTCTGCTGACTTGCCCGATCCACGGCGACTTACCTTGATTGGCGACCGTCATGGCATTCCAAATAAACCACACACGGGCTCCAAATTCAATCCACAAAATGCGCCGTTCCATTTTGTACCTGGCCTCGCCGGCAGTTCTGGGGGCCTTCAGTCAGGCGCGCGGTCGACGGCGACCGTGATGCGACAGCCGGCAGCCAGCTGCTGTCAGTCACGGTTTCCTCCACTTGCCAATGACGCGACGCCCGACCTCTGAAGTTATCTCAATTACGCCGTGTTCCGCCAGCGTTCGCATGGCACTCGCGTATGCAGACAGAGCCACGCTATCCAGTTCTCCAGATGGCATTGTGCATGCCTGGTTGGTCACGTCTGCCAAGGCTTCGAGGAGGTCGCGTCGCTTTGCGCGCTCATGCTTAGCGGCGCGTTTCCACGCGGCGGCGAACTGGCGGGCCGCGTTGCGGTCGCGCATGAGATTCTCGATCGCCATGCGTTGCATATACTTTGGCCCTCTCGCGTACCCGTCTGCGCCGTGGCGCCTTTTTGCGGCGTACACGGGCAGCGCGCCCGTGTCCTTCTGTGCCCGTCTGACGGCTTTGGCTGGCTGTCGCGCCGGCACGCGGGATTTCGTGCGGCTCACGGCTGCTTCTCTTCGAGCAGCCGGCCGAGCTCCGCGGTCGCGCTCAGTGCTTCATAGCGCGAAGTAGATTTCGGGAATTGACGGCTACAACATTTTGGCATTAAGTGCCCCGAAACTAACTTGAAACTGACCAAAAGAGGGCGAGCATATATATACATACAAACATGATCTAGAAGTCATCAAGATCATCGTGAGCTTGAGGAACAATCTCAACACACAAGCACACTCAAGCAGTCTTGCAGCTTGTGGGTATAGCTTCGAGCTTCAACAGATGAACCTGAATGCCCATGATCACTGTAAGCCTGCGATGCTTCGAAGACAAGACCCCCTTAGTGATCAAAGGACTCAGTACGTAGACTCACAATCATCATCGAATATTGATGGTAAATGTATTGGTATAGAACGCCATTCGAGTTTTATTCACGACAGCCCACGTTTCCTGAGCGATTCTCACGCCGCAAGAAATCTTGGCACTTGGCGAAATTCCATTTACCACTTACGCGCCGGCCTCCGGAGCAGGTACGTACGTGCCGCCCCGCTACTTCCGACCAAACGCGGCGCGCACCGCGCTCATGGCGCCCAGGCCTGCATCCTGGATGTAGCCGCGCATCACGGCCTCCGACTGGTGGCCGCTCTGCGCCATGATGTCGCGTGAGAGCTCGCCGGCGCTGGCGGCCTCCGTGATGAACCCGCTGCGCAGTGAGTGGCCCGCGAACTGGCTCTCCTCAAAGCCGGCACGCGTGGCAGCGTTCTTGACCACCCGCGCGACCGTCTTATCCGTCAGCCGGCCGTCGCGCACGTGGCCCCAGCGGTCTATGGGCCGGAAGAGCGGGCCGCTCTGGATCTCAGCAGCTTTCAGCCAGGTGCGCAGGGCCTGGACCGGGCAGAGCGGCCCCTCGATCGGCGGTATAAATTTGCTCGTGCCTTTCTTCGCCTGGTCGGTCTTGCTCTGGCGCACGCGGATCGTCAACATCAAGCCGATCTGCGCGTCGGCGACGTCGAGCGCCACGAGCTCCGAGCGGCGGAAGGCGCCGGCGTAGCCCACCAAGAGCAGTGCGCGATCACGTCGGCTCATGAGGCTGTCGCCGGCGAGCGCGCCGATCATTGCCTCCAACACTGCCAGGCGGACCGGTGCCTTCTTCTGCGCTGCAGTGCCCAGCTTATATCGAATCCCTTTCATCACGACCCGCACGTGCTCGTCGTTGGTCGGATCCAGCTGGCCGTCGAGACGATGGTAGGCCGCGATCGCTGCGAGGGCGCGCTCCAGTGTCGAGATGCTCTTACGCGCTTCTGCCAGCAGCAGGAGATAGGCCACGATCACCACAGGCGACGCTGGCAGGGCGCAAACCTGGCGCTCGATACCAGAATGCCTCGAAGGCCTCGCGCGATGTAGCGTAGGCCCGTTTGGTGCTTGCCGCGTAGGAGTCTCGGGCATAAGCGCGGGCTTGCTGCTGTTCTATGTCCGATAACGTCCCTTCGCGGACATCAGCCGGCGCCACGACCATGGCCACCTGGCGCCGGCGCGCCCCGGCGGTTGCTTTCATAGGGTCTCCTCGCCTTCGTAGGCTCTCCAACGCCTTGAAGAAGCACGCGCACCGCGCTTGCAATTGCATGGCGTGCGGTCATTAGCTCGGCTGCGTGTCACTTCTTCCGCTTCGGCTTGGCGCCGGTTTGCTTCAAGCCTCGACCACCGACCTGCGCCCAATCCTTCATCTTCGGCGCCCGAACCCCGCGCCCTTTTCGGCCGCCACCGCCGCTCGACTTACTTGCCATAGATTCCCCCTCCGAATTTCCCTTTCGCGACGTCGCGCTGCTCGGCGATCCATGCCCAGCAACGCGTCATGCACAGCTCGCGCACCTGCCGGCCGCCGCCAACGACCAGGAAGAGAATCGCCGACGTGCCGGCGCGCTGACAGGCGATATCATGCTCGAACAGCATTTCATCCAGTCTGGCCGTGCAGCCCCGCGTCGCCCACGCCCGCCAGCCATGCGGGACGCCGAGCAGGTTCAGGTCCTGGTGCTCGGGCGGCACATTCAGGTCGACGAAGATCCGGATGCCATGGCCGGCCCACCAGCGCGACAGCCAGCGTTTGCGGTAGACCTGGTGCAGCGCGACCGCCCTCGGCATCTGGACGAAGATGCTGAAGTTCGGCTCGACGGCGCTGACAACTCCGGCATTGACGACCGGCGCCGGATTGCGCCAAAGCGCGTTGAACCGCTCGTCGGCCGTGTAGAAGTGGACGGTGCCGCCCTGCCAGCTCCGGCGGCCGCGGCTGCCCCAGCCCCACACTGGCAAGTCGAGCGCGTCAGCCTGGCACTCAAGCGGCAGCGCCGGCACGTCCCAAATGTTGTCCGATGGCCAGAGCGCATCGGGCACCCCAGGCGCTTGCAGCCAGAGCGAATGGCCTGCAATTTCCGCGAGCGGCTGCAACGCCCTCCGGCTCGACGTCGGCGCCGCCGGCGCAACCGCAAGATTCATGGTGCCCGCGATGGCCGTCATCACACGCTCGCCCCGGCCGCACGCAGCGCGGTTACGATCTCTGGCTGATTGGCATCGATGCGCTTGGCGCTCATTCAAGATCCTCCTGGTAAACCCAAGCGTGCTTTTCTCCGTCAATGTCAGTACACTCATAACGAACGACGGTTGCATATGCTGCCACGCTCTCAATCTTGACCATAGTGCCTGATGGGAGCGCTGGCGGGATGTAGCGAACGGTGGTTGCAAACTGCCCAACCTTGAATCTCGGCTTGCGGCTCATAGTTTGCTCGCGTAATCGCTCCATGTGTTTTGCTGCGCCCACTTCGAAAGCCGGCTAAGATCAATGTCCAATGCCGATGGTCGAAGCGCCGCCCACTTACGCGCCGGCCTTCTTATGGGATTGACTTGTCAATCGCATAGTCGCTAGATTCCTGCCAGCGAGCGGATGAGCATATAGTTCATCGACAGGGATGCTTCGCCGCCCTGCGCCTGGTTGACGGTCAGGCTCATGTTGTTGCTGTTGACAATACTTGAAGCGCCGCCTATTACTGTGCTTGCCATCGAGGCGCTTGCGCCTGCCACGCCGGCCGCGCCCTGGCCCATGCCCATCTGCAAGCCGCGTGCAATGTCGCGGCCCATGCCTGCCATGAGCTCGGAAGGCGAGCCTAGCTGCAGATGAAAGTTAAAGCGGTCGGTGATGTTGGTCTTGATGAAATCGTCAAGCATCGACTGCAGTTCGCCCGCCTTATCCTGAATGCCTCTTATGAAGCCGTCGATCACGTCGCCGCCCCAGCGCAGCGCGTCATCCTTCAGGCCGGCGAACCATCCGCCGATGTTGCCCAGCAAGTCGCCAAGCGCGTGCAAGATCAAGTCGCCACCCAACGACCAGATGCGCTGCATGTCAGTCCACAGAGTATCAGTCGTGTTCTTCAGGTCCACGCCAAGTTGATCCCAGTTGCCAGTAAGAACGTCCAGCAGCATATTGGCGACCCCGCCCAGGAAATCCGCGCCCTGCTGCCATATCGCGCTGATGAAGTCCCACGCCCACGTCACAACCGCCACGATCTGTTCGCCATGATCTTTCCAGAATGCTTGAATGGCAGCGAGCCACGTCTCAGTAGCCTGCGCGAGGCGCGCCAAGCCTGCCTGTATCGAGCCCGTCATGTCGCTGAAACGCTCGGCCAGTGAATTCGTCGTGGCGCTCGTCGCTGCGAAGCCCTGCTGCGCGCTGCCGAGCCAGCCGGTCAGCTGCGTGACGAATGCCTGGATCTTCGGCCCATACTCGACGAATGCCTTTTGAAACGACGTGGCGACAGTGCCGACCTGCTTGATAAATTCGTCTATCTGTGGCTTATGCTCGGTAAACGCCTTTTGCAACTCTACGCCGACGGCCTGAATGTCATGGCCCAGATCTTGCACATTCTTCGTTGTCGCATCATTGCCAAAGGTTTTAATCAGCCAGTCCGTTGCGCTTTGCAGGGTGGGCAGGAACGCGGTCACCAGAGGCTCGGTCAAGTCAACGAGCTGGTTGTGGAGCCGCTCTAATTTCCCGCTTGTGGTATCGCCCATCGCCGCTGCCAGGCCGCCAACTTTGGCTTCCACCGCCGCCAGGACAACCGCTTGCGCGCCGGCGATGTCGTTGTGCTTCTGCATCGTTTTGATGGAGGTAATTTGCTCTGCTGTCAAGTAGATTTGCGCCCTGCGCAGTAAGCCCATATTTTTGATTGGGTCTTCCAGTACCCGGCCCAGCATGTCTACTGCGGGTGTTAGCTCCATGCCCGTTTTTGCTGCAAAGTCCTCCCCGGCCTGCATCAGCGCCGGCATAGTATCTTTGCCGATCGTCTCGAAAGTAGAAGCCATCATCTCTGCTTGGATGATCTGTTCTTTCGAGTAGGTCGTGACCTTACTGATCGAGGTCGCCAGATCCACAAGCGATTTTCCGCTCATGTGCTCGATCGTCTGTGTCACCGCCGGTGAAAAGCCAAGTGCCACGTCCCCCCACGTTGCCTTAATTTTGGCCGCCTGTTTCTCGTAGGCCGCTGTCGTCTTATCCAACTGTTTGGTCTCGGCCTCTTGCATCTTTGTCTGCATCGCCGTGTAAGACGCCAATTGTTTGGTGTGTGCTTCATCGGCGATCTTAACTTCTTTGTCGTAGCGCACCTGCGCGGCGACGGTTGCTTTGTCGAAGGCTTTATTTTCTTTTTCGATTTGCCGCTCGATGGCTTGCAGCCGCCTGTCTTCCTGCTTCTTGGCGGCGGCCTCGGCTTTTGACTCTTGCAGCTTGGCGGCGTCCTCTTGTGCCGTGGTGGTTTTGTCCAACGCTTCAAGCTCTATCTGGAGCCGCGCGTACTCTGCGGATGAGTGCGTTGCTGCCATCTTTTCGAGGATGGACGTGCGCTTGGTATTCGACGTGGTTTCGATGCCGGCCAGCTTGTCAGCGAGGTTCTGCTGCCGCTGCTCTTGCGCATCGGCAAAGTCGGACTTCACCGTGTCCATTGCTTCGTTGAGTGATGCGATGCGGTCGGCGTGAGAGGCTTCCATGTTGTTCAGTTGGTCGTTGAAGGCGCTCGCCTTATCGGCCATCTTCGAGAGAAAATCTGTGTTCGACGTTTCGATCTGTTGCGTCATGGCGGCCACCTTTTCGGCGGTCGCCGTTGAGAGGTCGCTCATCCGCTGATTGTAGGAGTCGGTCAGCTCGCTCATCTTGGCGATGGCATCAGCGTTGGCCCCAGTGACGATCTCGGTCGTCGCGCCGATGTTGCCCGTGATGACATTCAGCCGCGTCAAAACGTCTTCAAATCCCATTGCGTTTGAAACCGCGTCGCCCAGGCCGCCGACAAACGCGGCGATGCCATCGACGAGTGCCAGGATCGGAACTAGGGCGGAGCCAGCAGCGCCCTCCATACCTCCGAGGAGTCCTGTGAAATTCTGGATGATGTCGCTGCCCATGTCATCGATCGAAAGCGCGCCTACAATATCTAGGTCACCCATTCGGCCACCGCCTTTTCCCGACAGCTTTTGCTGCCGGTCCAAACAGCGCCACCATTTTGATGGCGAGTGCAAGCCTCTGCTTAAACGACAGATGCGGGAGTGCTCGAAGGCGCGAACTCTCTTGGTTGAGAGCTTCAGCCATTCGCTCGTGCAAACCGAAAAACAATCGCCAGAAATCCTCTTCACTAGCATCCCGAACGTCGGCTACGGTGAACCCACACAGAACGGCGATCATTGGGCCTAGTTCATCCCTGGTTTTCGCCAGCGCAGGTCTCAATGCAACCACCCTCACCCGGTCAACCGTGAGGCGCTGGACGATGAAGAGGTAGTGCTTATTCCCGAGCAGCCAATCACGTTCCTGCTCAGTCGGAACACGAAAATGCGCAAGCCGGCCTGTTGACAGTCGAAGTGTGAATGTTTCAGATCCCATGTCTCTACCCTCCGTCGATCATTCGTGGCCTCACGGCGTAGCGTGTGGCCGGCCTCGCGCAACCCACGTGGTTATAATCTTGACATGTCAATGCCATAGCATCCTTGCCCCTACCACCCCCGGCGCTGCGCCGCCGCCAGGCGCGGATCGTAGCCGGGTGGCAGTTGCGGCGCTGCCTGAAATGCAGCGCCCCGCGCGAAGTCCGCGATCTCGGCGTCGAGTCCGCTCAGACCCTCTTCCAGGTCCGCGCGGGCCGGCACCCTGCCACCTTCTGGATCCGCTTCAAGCGGCGGCGCTTCGAGCGGCTCACCCGGCTTTGCAAACCCTTCGCCTTTTGCCCAGAGAGCCATGTCTTCATCGCTCGGCGCCGCGCCGGCGGGAAGCAGGAGCTCCGTCCACAAAAAAACGAACGAATCGAGTCTTCCTGGGCTCTTCGCTGAGCCAGCGGTGTAACCGCACAGCTCGCCTTCGAGCTTGTCAAAATGCCCCATGTGGTGGATTTTTTTCTGCTCTGAAAGGGCCGCCACTGGTTCGGCTCTCGTGATCTTTCCGCGTGAGGCATGAATGAGCTTGACGGGCGGAGCGCCTTTCACCGTCCCTATCGTGACTTTCACCATCTCTCCGCCATTATTTGACTCCGCGACCATCCGGTCACCCCTGTATTTGTTATACGCGCCGACGGCGATGCTTGCCCACACTTCCGGCGACGCAATCTGCGACAGGTCTTCGAGCAGGAAGCCGTGAATCTCAGTGAACCCCTTGCAGCGGCACGGCCCGATGCCGCCCACGACGATGCCCGCTTCGTCGCTGGTCGCGTTGCCCGTCGCCGATGGGTCAATCGCCACAGCGATACGAGTAAGCTGCGGGATCGTCGTCACGCGCAGCGCGTCGATGTCCGTCTGGATCCAGAGCCCGCCTTGTGCAATCACCACATCCTGCTGGCATTCCCGAACGAAAGCCCGCGAGCCCCAAGTCTTAACGAAACCCAGGCACTCAACGAGGCCCTGCCCTGCCCATGTGGGCGTGCCCTCGATAACCAATTCTCCGTTTTCGCTCTTGATCGCGAAATCCTCCAACGCTTTGTACGGACCGCTGACGATTCTGTCGGCCAGGAAGTCCGCGCGACCGTCCGCCAGCCTGGCAAAGACACCGTTCGGCAGCACCAGGTTCTGGATGGCCAGCACCGCGCAGTCTGGGGAACCCACCGGCAGCACCGTCGCGGTCAGGGTGTCGATCTTCTTGGTCGTCGCCGCCGGCGAATCTTGCAAGTCGTCAATGTCGTCGAGCACCATCAGATCCGGCCGATCCGCTTCAACCTTGATCCCTCGCGTGGCCGTGTCCAGGCCCAGCGCGTCGATAGTGTAATTTGCTGTGCGCAATCGGTTGCGTCTCCAGCCCTTCGACATTCCATATTTGTTGACGGCCCGGTCTACTCCGCACGATTCCAGCATGGCCGCAATCGTTGCGACGTGCTTGTCAGCCTGGTCCTGCGTTTCGCTGATGTACACCGCGTACCGACGGATGCGCCGCTCGCAGAGCGCCACGACCATCAGCTCCGCACTTGTTGACTTGGCGCCGCCACGCGGCCAGATAGCCACAAATGGGCGTGGGCGCTCCGCGGGCCGGATGGACCAGACCCACTCCCAGAAGACGACATGCCGCTCAGCGAAGCCAGCGACGACGTATTTGTCAAAGAGTGAGCGCAGCCAGGCTTGCCAGCCTAGTGCGGCCAGTCTCTCACTGGTCGAAGTCGGTTTGCTCAGTGCCGGCGCCTGCGGTGGTGACGCCAGCCCGATTGTCGCTGGCGTCAGACTGAATCCTTGCGACGGTTTCCGATGGAATAAAGCTGCCAAGTAAGATCACCGCCTCGAGTGCGGCCCTCCATGATGTAGGACGTATCTTCTCGTTGCTGAGCGCGGCGACCGTCTTCTCCGAAGCCAGTTTCAGCGCGTTCAGGAAGTTGATCACCGTCTCGCGCCCGACCTCGGTGAGCATCTGCACGTCCCACGCGCTCGCCCTTGCCGGCCAATCAAATTGCGCGCTGTCTTTGGTCCACTGCCCTGAGACCTGCTGATTGTTACCCTGCTGCTTTTTGTTGCGTTTCGTTGCTTTCGGCTCGACGACCTGATACGCCGCCACGAGCGACCGCGCCGGCCCGAGGCTGCGATAGATCAGGAAACGGACATAGGCAGCGTCGCTCTCGTCTTCGCGCTGCTCCCATAGATCACCCACGGCCATACCATTGACAAGTCAACGCCATAGCGAGCGGCCGCCGGCAGTCAAACACGTGATGCCTCCACGATGCACGCCTGCGCCAACTCGGCCGCGGTCGACAGCACGCGCGGAAGCTGATCGGCGCGTGCTGCCGACCATTCAGCGCCACAGACGGCACAGGTGCAGGTCATAGCCATCACTAGCTCCCCACTCGCTCATACTGCGCCAGGTTGTCCAAGAAGCGCTGCAGCGGCTCTTCGTATTGCGGTCCGTCCTGTAGTGCGCGCCAGTCCGCGTCGAGACGGGCCCGGAGATCGTCTTGAGTGTGGTCCTGGGAAGCGCCCGGATTAATCATTGACACTTTGGCCAGCACGCCACACTCAACCCATGCACGCAGCGCAGACGGGTCGCTGAGCATAGCGGCTGGATCGTCCCAGAACGGGCGCCAGCGTCGGGCAATAGTCGGGCCGAGGCGCTCAATCCACCACGCACTTGCATCTTCGCCGGCCCCGTTCGGATCGTTGTCGAACGCAACCAACACTACCGGCGCCAGGGCAAGCAGGGACAGCCAGCGCATGCGGCGAGCACCCGTCGTGGTGCCGGTCGCCACGACCGAAACGAGATCACGCGCGACCTGTTTCACGGCGAGCGCATCCAGGACACTTTCAACGATCATCACCGGCACGCCTGGCTTCAGCTCGTCAACGCCATAGAGGCAATTCGCGCTTCCAGGTATCTCAACCCACTTGCGGCCATCATGCGCTTCGATGCGCCGCATATTTACTTTGGCGATCTGACCATCCAAGAACCACGGGCAGATGATGCTGCGCTCGGGCATCCAAACCTTGCGATCGTCCGCGAGCCCCAGCGTTTTTGAAAGAGCCGCCGATGTGCGGACACCGTTCGCCGTGTAGCCCAGCCCGGCGCCGCGGATAGTTGCGTCCTCAAAGCCGCGACCCTGCAGGTAGGACATGCCCGCCGCGCCGGCGTCCGATCGGAGCGCGGTTTGCGCCTTGGCAATATAGCGCGATAGTGCCCGCGTCCACTCCGGCGCCGGCAGCTCTACCGTCGTCGGGGGCGCGGGCTCTCGCTCCGACTCGGCCGTCAGCAGCGGGCTTTGACCTGCTCGATCACACGCTTCGCGAAAACTCATGGTGTAGTAATCCCGGTAGAACTGAATCTCATCACCCGAACGGTTGCAGACACGGCACCAGTAGCGCGGCTGCCCGGTGCTTGGGCTCGGCCACACCAGGAATCTATCTGTGCCTGCCGAGCAGAAAGGACAGGAGCCGCTCCACTCTCCACCGTTGCTACTGGACTTCCGTGTCAGGCTCGTGACTTCCTGAACCGCTTCGAGAATTGACATAAGCAATCCCCATCGTGGTTTCGGGGTATTGGGTTTCGTCCTGGCACCCCCAAACCTATGCTATTTACCAGTTACTTTCATATAGTTATGGGGTATATAAAGACAATACTAAATACCCCGAAACCTCACTATGCTCGAGCTATTCGAAAACGCTCGGTTGGACGTCCCCCCTTGGGACCGGGCTTCGATGGCACGCGTACGATTTCGCCGGCCACTTCCATTTGCCGAAGCGCGTCTTCGATATCGTCCACCGATTGATCGTTATGACCCTTGCACAGATCCCGCATGGTTTCCCCCTGTGGCTCTGCCCGCGCAATCGCAGCGTATAGTCGCAGCTGGAGTTTCTTCACGCTCGTTCGCGTCGCAACCCGCAGAGTGCGGTGCGCGCTTGCCCGCCAGTCTTCGACGATGTGGATCGCTCGCGCCAGGTGTATCATCGCAATTATGGGTGCCGGGCCTTCCTTCCAGTCAAGCGCTACCAATATCATCGCCACTTTGAGCACTTGAGCGGCCAGTCGTCCGTAGGCTCCCCACAAACGCTCATCGAGCTCCGACGTAATCAGGTCAAAGCTGGTCGCTTTGTTGTAACGCCCCCACGCCTCGTGCACCCCAGGACCCAGTACGACCGACCGAGCGCTAACGGGCTCGGGATACGTAGGTGCTCCTAGTTGCGCGTCCAAGGTTCGGATGCGGTTCGGGATCCTGCTGGAGATCTCCGCGTGCCGCGGCTCAACCCATGCGGGCCTTTCGTCTTCGGGTGATAGCAATGCAAAGCGGGGCCACCATCCGTTGGCCCAGAGCGACTCTCCCCGCACGTGAGGGGCAACTGCCGATGGCGTGGAGACGCCAAGCATGCTGAGGCTGGCGTTGCGAACCGTGATGCGACCCTGTCCGCGCGTTGAACGGACGTAGTGCGGATCACAATCGTAAAAGCGCATGAGCGCTTCGATTTGCCCGGCCTGATAGTCGCGACCGGCGCCGTTGAGCAGCGAAGACATCTCATCGAGGAACATGCCCTTCTGCGCGGCGTAAACTCGCTCGCGCAGCCATTCGTCGCGCTCGCGGTCGTCGAAGCTGTCCACGTTAGTGGGTTCGCGACCGGCCATATCGGCGATTAGACTTTCAGGTGTGGCATCCTGTGAGGCGAGCAGGTGTGGAATGGTCTCGCGGGCAATTGTGCGGACCTTGGAATAAGCTGTGGTTTTGCGATACAGCGTCGTGGGCGCGATCCAGGCCACGAATAGATTTGGGAACACGTCCCCGAAGGGCATGGGGAGCTTCAGGCGGCGGGCAATGGTCATTGAGCCGAGCACGATGCCCGCGCTTGTGAGAAAAGTAGCCGGTGTCATGGGAGAAACTGCGACCAGGTATTCGTAAGTCTCGTCTACGAAGTCGCCGTACGAATTGCCGATGTCAAAGCGGGGACGTGCGGAATCTGGAAGGGCCGGCACATCACTTCGTTCCGCAGTGTCCGGCACCTCGGCCTCTTCGCTGGCCATTGCCGCCGCGAGCTCGGGTTGCGCCTTCGCTTGCACCGACCAGACACGGCGCACGCCGGCTGTATCATCCGCCTTGTGTGCTGCATGCCACGTCTCCACCATCTCCTGCCAGCCGTCGAACTCGGCGAGGTCTCGCGTAGGCTTGGCGCCGTTGAGAAGATCCTGAAGGTACGCTTTCGGAAAGGGTTGAGTTATCGTCACTGTCGCCATGCCCCTTGTCAATTCTCGAATCTGTGGTAGAGTGAGCTGTCGCTGGGTTTCGTCGCCCAGCGCCTTGCCCCGCCGCCGCGCAGCTCGTCACTGCCGGCGGTTCTTTTTATGCACGTGCTCCAGCTTCGAGCTTGGCCCTATCGCTCGGCTTTGACTCCAGCTCCTTCGCCTTCTCAACGATCAACCAGCGAATGACCTCGGCACGAGTCCGGACCGTGTCACTGCTTATCCGTGCAAGTGCGCGAGACACGTCCTTGTCTAGTCGAATGGAATAGATAGAGACTTTCATCGGTCCTCCAGCAAATAAAAATGCGCCGGTCTGAGGTCGTCTCCCGCCGAAAACACTAAGTGTTCTCGGCGAGGTAGTTTCCGACCCCGGAACGGCGCAAGGTCAGCGCGGCGAGCGCTGATTCATGGCCCAGTGATAAAAATAGTGGTGAAGTTCTACGACAATAATACACCGCATTACAGCCGTTTGTCAACCGTTCGCAGCTCAAGGCCAGATTCTCGATCGCGCGTCGAATGGTCGTGTGCCCGAATGCGTTGGCAAGATCCCCCCGCTTATACGCAGCTTCCTCGCGCGCGGTGGCCTGATCGATCAACGAGCTCAGCGAAAGAGATAACGGGCGTTTCCCGGTCCGGTCTCGTTCAAGCGCCTGATGCTCCGCGCATCTGGTTATTATAGGTTTCGTCATATGTCCTCGTCACCCGTCGTGTTCCGCCCGCCAGGTTCCCGCTTGGCGGTTTGGCTTCCTACGTGCTCGCTCCTGTTGGCTGTATCGCCGGTTGCTGTGATTCGCTCGACTTGGCCAGCAGTTCGCGCGCAGCCTCTTTTACAACCCAGCGAACAGCGTCCGACTCGGTGCGCTGTAGGCGTGCGGCGAGTGCTGCAATAGCCTGGCGCTCATCCTGGTTGCACTTGAATGTGAAAACAAAACTTCGCATTCTTTCCTCCGATCTCAAAGCAACTGGGGCATGAAAGCGCTAATTGCGCTCAACATGCCCCCAGTCTAACAAAGTGTATAAGATTGCGTAACGTCAGCAGTGCAAGGTTTGACCTTGCGTTTGTGTTAGGTGTCTACACAGCACTCCTCAGCGCAGCCCGCATGAAGCTGCCTTAGGTAGCTCCAAGAAAATCCGCCTTCCTTCGCGATTACCTTCAGGTCGGTAGCCAGACCAGCCGCTTTCAGCGCGTGAAAATATGCGATCCAATCCTTGCCAGATCCTCCTTGATCGTGAGCAGCAGGCACTGGTGGCCGAATCACTGCATCTGCCTTCATCAGTCCTTCCGGCTCGGGCAGTACGGTGGCAAAACATCCACGCCGTTGCAGGTGGGAATAAAATCGATCCCACAGCGGCTTCGAACTCTGCCAGAGGTCTTCATTCGCGTACACGGTGATCCAGCAGCCTTCCGGCACCCGGTCAGCGCGAGCGGTCACAAATCCAGGACCTTCTTTTCCGGTTAGCATGATGGTTGCCGAGGGTTGACCCGCTATGATCGGCTCTCCGTGCCAAATGCTACCCCTGTCGCCTTCTGGTGACTGGTAATTTTCTGCGCGTGAAGCAAAATCTTCAGGCGCTAAACGAAACAGTTCCGGCACTTCAAACTCCATCATACCGCCCTCGCTCAAAACAGAAATCGCCGGCGCGCTCTTGACGTCGCGCCGGCGAGGTGATACGATGCCGGTGTCGATGTGTCTTCGTCACGCATTGGCCGAAAGCCGCGGGTGCTGCTAACACTGCGCGGCAACGACCACGGTAGGAACTGCCGACAGTGCCTGCGTCGGCCCTGATAAGGTTAACCTTCCAACCGTATAGTTACGGGTTGGCTTGCAGGTATACGAGCGAGAGTCGGCTGCCTTCGATAGTATCTTTGCATGTCGCAAGGTCGTCCCTGGTTGCTGCGAGCTCCTTCGCGTTCTTAGCGAACGCGACTGCGAGAATTGCTTTATCGCAAAAGTCCGCCGCGTTCCATAGGTCCCTTCTACCGCGTTCGATCTGCGATTCCGTTACAGGGGCCTTTGCAACAACGTCCTTTGCGCTGGCGATCTGGGCCTCTTGGTGAATGACTGCCTGGGCCCAGACCTGGCCCTTTACGTCTATGCCAAACTGGGGGGCATCAGCCAGGGTCTCGGTTGCCGCGATTGCCTTTTCGATTGTTAGCACGCTCGTATTCAGAATCGCGAATGCTGTCAGGTCGTTGGCCGTCCATGCAGACGCGGGGGCCGCTGGCTGCGCGGCGGGGGCGGGGACGGCTTGCAGGGTTACGAGCGCCTGCCGTCGAGCTTCGATAGTAACTTTGCATGTCGTAAGGTCGCCCCTGGTTGCTGCGAGCTCCTTCTCGTCTTGCGCGTTCGAGACCACGCCCGTTACTATGACGCAAAACTCTGCCGCAGTCAGTAAAAGATTTCTACCGCGTTCGATCTGCGATTCCGTTACAGGGGCCTTTTCAACAACGCCCTTTGCGCTGTAGATTCGGGCCGATTGGACACTGACTGCACTGTACCAGGCCTGTCCCTTTGCGTCTGCGCCCAACTGGGGGGCATCAGCCAGGGTCTCGGTTGCCGCGATTGCCTTTTCGATTGTTAGCGCGCTCGTATTCAGAATCGCGAACGCTGCCAGGTCGTTGGCCGTCCATGCAGATGCGGGGGCCGTGACTTGCGTGGTGGGGGCAGGGCGCGCGATTGGCCTCGGAGTATTGACCTGCGGCGCGACCCCCGTCGCTGTAGCGGTTGGCCGTGGAGCACTTGTTGGCGCGGCGTCTGCCTGAGTAGTAGTCGTACGCGTCGTGGGTGTTGATGATAGCGCAATGCCGCACACGGCGCACACTACACACACCCCGGCGAGCACACCGCCGGCTCCGAGCACCAGGAATAACTTCGCGAGCGGCCCGGACTTCCAGAACTGTTGGAATGTCTTCATGGCGATCCTCCCGCTGTCATGCGTAACATGCGCGGCCTTGTTGTTTCTACGCCTTCAACTTTCGCCTGGCGCCGGTCGCTGCGCCGTTGCTGGGTGCTTTCTTCGCAGCGCCTCGGGGCTGGGCGGCAGCATGCCGCTTTGCGGGCGTCTCGGCCGACTTGCCCACAGCCCCCTTGCTACCGTTCTTCCTTGGTACCAGCCGCACCTCCAGCCGCGCGTCCAGCGCGTCGGCCACGCGCCGCACGAAGTCCAGATTCCTTATCGCACGCGTAGACTCCATGCGCGCGATGCTCGGCTGCGGTGTGCCCATGCGCTCGGCCAATTGCCGCTGGCTCAGCTTGCGCTTCAGGCGCAGCGCAATAATCTGCGAGACGAGCTCAAACTCTGGAGCGAGCTCCGCGTCGGCTTTGGCAAATTCCGGGTCCTGCATCTGTTTGGCAAAGTAGTCGTCGATCGGCACACTGGCCGGCACCCGTCTGGCTGTGCCGTTGCTCTTGTGCGCCATCGCTGCATGATTCTGTTTGTCCATCGTCTAACCTCCCTCAGATTGGCGCGCGATATAGTCGGCCATGCGCCGCTCTGCCGCCTCCATCTCGCGCGCCGGCGTCTTGTCAGTCCGCTTGCTGAACGCATGCAGCAGGATGAAGCGCTGCCCGGCCGTTGCGAAGTAGAGCACCCGGTAGTCGCGTTTCCCCGACGGGATGCGCAACTCAAACAACTTGCCGCGCAGGTGGCGACAGTGCGGCATGGCGAGCTGCGTACCGTGCGCGGCCAACAACCGGAAATACCCCCAGATGCGCCGGCGGTCCGTGGCGTCCAGAGTGTCTAACCACTGCTCGACCGGACGCTGCTCCTTCGCATCCTGGTAGAAGGAAACTGCCCAGCGCGCCGGTTGGCTCATTCCATTCATGATAACATTCCTGTTATGGGGTGTCAAGGTGTGGACCGACTGCGGACTCTTTCAGCGTTTCGTCCGCAGCCGACAGCGCACGCAATTCTTGTGTGCCGCATGACTTATTCCCTTCGCGGTATGAGGCCTCTTCGCTCATACCCTTTTCGGATCTTGTTAATCCTGTCGGCATTACGAACAGCAATGCGCCATGCACCCCGCAGCCATGGCACGTGCTTCAGAGCGGTATCACCAAATTGGGTTTTGGCATAGCGGACAATTTGACTCCACTTCGGTCGCGGCTCATGCATAGCGAATGTATCGAGATCCGATCTAAACTCGCGAATCGTTTGATTCCAGTTCGGCCCCGAACTGTACGACCCGATCTGTACTTTGGCCCATGTTTCGCCGCGATCCGCGAGATATTGAAGACGCTCCTGAAACTTGCGGCCGTGAGACATGCAGCCGATATGGAGCATTTCATGTAAAAGAACCTCACGCAGCTGTTTGCCTTTGAGGTTGGAGCGCAGGTAGATGGTTCGTCGCTTTGGCACGCATTCGCCCTGGAAGTCACCCAGCTTTTGGTATCGAGCGAGGCTGGAAAACTTGACTCGGTAGCGCGGCTTCCTCCCATTCCAGAATTGCTCGTTCAATTCATCAAACAGTTCGGATAGTTGGCTCATGGCTTCCGCCTCCTGTGGTGGACAAGATATGATTGCCCCGCCGGCAATCGTAGGCTCGTATTGTAGGAGCATTTGGCTTACCCCGCCTCCTCCCTTACGCTCAGCCGGCGCGATGCTGCCGAGCCGCGGCGTCAAAGCCTTGCGTGTATGCCTCGATCGCACGGCGGCCCTGATGCCTGTGGAAGTCGTCGCCGTATGTGTACTGGCGCTCGCCCTTCTGACCATCTTGCCAGCCCATGACAAAAAGGGAAAGAAGGTTATACGAGCGAATGAATCGCTTGGGAACTTCAACGCCTTTGGGCAGCTGGTCAAGAATGTTAGGCATTTCTGATTGCTCCTTCCGTTTCCGTCATGCAGACTACTGCCGGCGCGACCGCTTCACCCTCCTCGAACAATTCGCGGTGCTGCAGCAGCTCGGCGACACAGTGCACTCGCAGCCGCTTGTAGATGTTTGCCCGGTGTGCCCTTGCTCTGACAAATGGAATCTTCAGCGCCTCGGCGATCTGTTCATTAGACTTGCTGACCGCGATCAACCTCGCGACTTCCTTCTCGCGCAAGGTCAGCGGCTCGGGGTCAGTTGGCGCCGGGTTGGCGCGCAGCCAAGTGGTCAGCGGCTCGGGGTCAGTTGGCGCCGGGTTGGCGCGCAGCCAGGTGGTCAGCCCCTGCGCGTCGATCACTCCGGTCTTGAAGAGAATCATGCCTCTATGCGTCATGACCGTCGTCTTGTCGAGCCTGAGCGCTTCGGCGAGCTCGCGGCTGCTTTGTCCTGCGGCGATGCATTCGGCGACCTCGCGCTCCTCTGCTGTCAGCGGCCGCTGTACAATCGTTGAAAGTTCGGCGGCAGGCTGCAGGCTCTCCGGCACTCCGGCAAGGGCACTGGAGCAGGCGACCACACCCCCGCCAAGAGCGCGGGGCAGGTGAGCGGGTCGCGGCGCTGGTATTGCTTTTGTCCCCCAATCTTGAACTGTGAGGGGCGCGCCCAACAGCATCGGCGCGAATTCCGCGCGCAGCCCCAGCCCCAGCGCCACAGCCGTCAATACATCGCTCGCGCCCGCCTGGTAAGCGCGCCGCTCATCCGGATTTCTGTACGCTCTCACGCTCATCACGACTGCGGCGCCGCTGACTGCGGCAAGGACGCCGCTAATATGCTCCGCGACGACTTCGGCAAGTGGCTTCATGGCTGTTTGCCTTTCGCCACCGGCGGCCGCAGCGAGAAGCCGGCTTTCTCGGCTTCATCCACAATGCGCCAGGTCAACCATTGGCGCGCGCGTTTGGAAAGTCTGCCGATCAACTCGACGGCATGCGAGACTGCTTTGATGTCCGCGGACATTGTCAT